CGTGAACAGAACATTCCCCTGGACCAACTGGATATCATCCCAGCAAAAATCCAGATTCCACACAGCGGCCTCTTCAAGAATTTCTTCCATCCAAGGAACCGCTGCGGGAGTGATGTCTGCTTTACCGAGGTACTTACCGGCCGGGTGGCTTTCAGTACGTCTGCGACTCGTCGTAGCACCACCTGAGAAACCAGCAGGCAAAGAGTCACAACCATTCGGGCTCGTCTCCTCATCCTGGTCATACCAGTCGTAGAGGTTATCGAACCCACTCGGAAAAATGACTTTCGCATGCTTAGTCTCCCAGAGAGGCATGTCGCCAATCACGTCAGTGATAAAGCGACGGACGGTTTCCCGGAAAGAACGCCAGGTGACACGAGGTAAAATATTATATTCCTCGTCCAATGTCATAAGTCTGACGTTGGTCCCCTCGTTATCTGCTTCGGTTGCCAACCACTTGTTGATAGCTCGCTGTCTGCGAACATCAGCAGGATCGGTTTCCTCGGAGATATATTTTGAGAAGACCTGCTCTTTAAGATAGCGATATTTAAAACTGCTATCAGGGAGCTTTTCCAGAAAGTCCCGAAGGTTCGGGATTGGGGTCTCGGTAAGTTTGACGCTCGCGTTGGACTTCCGTCCTATACGTCTCGTACGCTGTGCCATATGGTACTCCAGTTATGGCGTGATCACGGGTGTTTCCCTGGATCACGAGGATCGAAATGACGATGACGCCAACCAAGGAGATCACGAGGCCAATAAGGCCCAATGTTCCAAGATTGCCGTCACTCAACTTTGTCTCAGACATAGTCGCTCCATCAGGAGCAGGCCATCAATAGATGGCCTGGAGCTTCGTCACGACGTCGTTTACCAACGTCTTCGACGGATCCAGTGCCGAATACAGCATCCCGACAACATCTTTCCGTTCCTGTTCGCTCGACGTTTGGTCAAACGAAAGGGTCAGATCGAAGTAGCCGGTTCGGACGACAACCGGGGTAGACACCCCGTTCACCGTCTGAGTCTGCACAATCGGAAAAGAACCCTTGAGGGTCGCCTTATAGCGGCCACTCTGCGTACGATTAAGCGCAACCGAGACACGGTTGTACCCAATCGGGACACCGCCACCAGCCTCTTCCACCGTTGCAACGTTACCAACGATGTCACGGGGAGTAAAGGTGTGGTTGAC